TACATGACCTTTTTCAACCGTCTTTTTTGGACTTTTGCTAAATCTGCAAATCCTCACATCAAGCCTTATGAACAATTCTTCATGGAAATGGAAGTCTTTCCGATTCAGGAAGTTGGGCCTGTGCTGATGGAAATGCTGAATGCGAGCATGACGACAAAAAAGCACCAGATGAATCAGAATCAGCTAGCGAAGAAATCTTCACAGTAGAATCCTATTTGTCCTGCTGTAAAGAAACTGGTCTGTCTATCGATGATCTAAAGCATATTTCAATCGGAATGGCGCTGGATTATCAGACGGATTATGTGAATTTACGGAGTGAGGACAAAGGTGGCGAACGGAAGGCCACGCAAGCTGATTTTGACAGTTTTTAACGAAAAATGAGTGCTGAGAGAGCGATTCTGAGACCAAGTTCTTTGGTCTGACTGCATTATCAGTCGTAGAAGTTCTCTCAGTGCTTTTCTATTTTTTTGAGAAAGGAGGAAATATGGCAGGAAATATCAAAGGTATCAAAATTGAAATCGATGGCGACACGCAACCCTTGCAGAAGGCGCTGAAAAATGTCAATAAGGCTGCTACTGATGCAAGTCAGGAGTTGAAACAGATTGACAAGGCTTTAAAATTTGATACAGGGAATGTGACGCTCCTGACTCAGAAGCAAGAAGTCTTGCAAAAGCAAGTTGCGACGACTAAGGAGAAATTGGAAACCTTGAGACAAGCTCAGTCTCAGGTGGAACAGCAGTTCAAAAATGGGAATATCGGTGCTGATCAGTACCGTGCTTTTCAACGTGAAGTCGAAGTTACTCAAAATGTCCTAAAAGGATATGAGGGTAAGCTTGCAAGTGTGAACCAGGCACTTGCTGAGAATGGGAGTGCAACTAAAAGTAACCAAACGCAACTGAAAGAATTGCAGAGTGAACAGAGTCAACTTGCTTCAGAGATGAGCAAGGTGACAAGCTCATTCAAACTGCAAGAAAGTGCTTTGGGTTCAAATGCTAGTGAAGCCGAGAGAAATGCTCTTGCTCAGAAAAAGATTGGTGCCCAGTCTGAGATTGTAAGTAAACAGATTTCTAATCTAGAACAGCAATTGGAAATTACCAAAAAAGAATTTGGTGAGAACTCCACAGAAGCTAACAAGATGGAAGCTGAGCTCAATCAGGCAAAGACCGCTTTTAATCATCTCAATGATGAGATGAAGGGAACCAAGTCTGCCGCTGATAGCACTCAAGAAAGCTTAAGTGAAATCTCGAGAAATTTAAGGGCAGAACTACTTCAACAGTTTAGTGAGAAGTTGAGTGCTATTTCAGAAAAGCTTGTGGAAGTAGGAAAAGAAGCGTTAGAAGCTGCTGCTCAAATGCAAGCTAGTAATGCTCAATTTACTACTGTTTTTGGAGATATGGAAACTCAAGCAAGAGAAGCTCTGAATGCTATCGGTCAGGAAATGGATATCGTTCCTGAACGGTTGCAGGGTTCGTTTACTCAGATGGCTTCATTTGCTAAAACTTCAGGGTTAGGCACCGCTGAAGCATTGGATCTTACTTCTCGTGCAACTAGGGCAGCGGCAGATGGCGCAGCCTTTTATGACAAGTCTATTGAGAGCGTGACAGAGAGCTTACAATCTTTTTTGAAGGGAAACTTTGCTAACGATGCCGCTCTTGGCATTTCTGCAACAGAAACGACTAGGAATGCAGCTGCAAATAAATTGTACGGAAAGTCATTCAAGGACTTGAGCGAAGCGCAGAAGCAATTGACATTGCTTCAGATGGTCGAAGATGGGAACAAACTCTCAGGAGCTCTTGGACAAGCTGCAAGAGAATCAGACGGCCTAGAAAACGTGATGGGAAATCTAAAACAAGCTGGAACCAATGCATTATCTGCTATTGGTCAGCCACTTTTAGAAATGATGATTCCAGTTTTTCAAACATTGGCAAGCATTGTGAAAGGTGTGGCCGAGCTGTTCAATTCCTTACCTGCTCCAGTAAAAGATTTCATTGTCATCTTAGGGGTGGTTTTTACAATTGTTGGTGCCTTAGCCCCCATATTCTTAACCCTACAAGCTGTGTTTATGTCCTCATTTGGAGCGATGATTGCAGCGGCATTACCAATCATTGGGATTATTGCAGGAGTAGTGGTGGCTATAACAGCGATTGTTGCAATCGTGAAATACCTTTGGGAAACGAATGAAGGATTCAGAGAAGCCGTAACAATTGTCTGGAATGCGATTCTTGAAGTTATCAATGCAGTTGTATCAGAGATTTCTAGTTTTGTCATGAGTATCTTTGGGACAGTCGTCACTTGGTGGACGGAGAATCAGGAACTTATCAGGACAAGTGCTGAGACTGTCTGGAACGCCATTTCAGCAGTTATAGACACAGTCATGAACTATCTAGGCCCACTCATTCAAGCCACTTGGGATAATATTCAACTTGTCATCACGACAGCTTGGGAAATCATTAAGACCGTTGTCGAAACCGCAATAAACGTTGTGCTTGGGATTATACAAGCAGTTATGCAGATCATCACTGGTGATTGGTCAGGCGCTTGGGAAACTATAAAGGGAGTATTTTCAAGTGTATGGCAAGGAATACAGAGCGTGGCTCAAACCATCTTTTCAGCGATACAGTCATTTATATCAAATACTTTGAATGCTATTTCAAGCACAATTTCAAGTGTATGGAACGGCATTTCAGGAACAGTATCAAGCGTACTAAATGGCATTTCAAGCACAGTATCAAGTGTGTGGAATGGGATTAAAAATTCCATCGGTAGTGCTATCAATGGAGCGAAGGATCTTGTCAGCACGGCTATCAACGCCATCAAAGGATTGTTTAACTTCAGCATTAGTTGGCCACATATCCCACTACCTCACTTTTCTGTTAGTGGTTCAGCAAATCCACTAGACTGGATAAGTCAAGGTGTGCCAAGCGTCAGCATTGAATGGTATGCCAAGGGCGGTATCATGACGAAACCGACCATTTTCGGAATGAATGGCAATAATCTTATGGTTGGTGGTGAAGCTGGGAATGAAGCGGTATTACCACTCAATGACAAAACACTCGGTGCTATCGGCCGAGGTATTGCTCAGACAATGGGTGGAACTTCACCGACCATCAACATTACCATTAGTGGTAATACTATCAGAGAAGAAGCTGACATCATTCGGATTGCTGATGAGGTGGCTCAGCGCATTGCTGACGAGTTGCAACGGAAGACACAATTGAGAGGAGGATTTGCATGATAAAACATAATGAGCTTATGATTGACGGTGTGAGAACATCGTCTTTTCCCTTTAAGGTAATTGTCCATGATTCTCCCTCAATTGCTTTAGGAGACAGCAAGACAGCTCTTTTGGAGCATGGCGGTATCAGTGGTGCAATCATTCAGACAAACAAGCATAGGGAATTGGTCAAGAAAACTTATACGATTTACTTGGTTAAACCTACTGAAGAACAGATGAACCAATTTATGAGTCTGTTTATCCGTGAGAAGTTCTGGCTAGAGAGTGAGCGAGTCAAAACAACTCGTCTTTGGTGTTATAAGGTCAATGTAAGTGACCTTGAAGAAGTGCAACCTGGTATTTACATGACCAAGGCAACTTTCACTTGCCACCCTACCAAATACTTCAAAACTACTGACACACAGAGGTTGACAAGAAGTGGAATCTTGACCGTTCAAGGTTCTGCTCTTGCATTTCCTAAAATCACAATCGCTGGTCAGGTCATTCGCCTTGAAAGTCTTACTGAGTCGCTTGTGATGGTCAACAATCCTGACAATCCTAGCTTTAAAACGACAACAGGGAAACCAGTGAAATGGTCAGGGGATTTTATAACAATTGATCCAGCAAAACTGAAGAATGTTGGGGTTGTTCTAGGTCAAGGTATTCAATCGCTTGAAATAGAGACGGTTTGGGGGTGGGCATAATTGCTTTATCTACTTAATAAAGATGTGAGAACTGTTCGGTGGAACGGAGAGCCACTTCATGAAGCTACTTCGGCGATTGTTAAAGAGACCATGAATGGCGATTTCACCTTAACTGTGAAATATCCTATTTCTGATTCTGGTATTTATCAGCTCATCAAAGAAGATATGCTGATAAAGGCTCCGACTCCTGTTCTTGGTGCGCAGCTATTTCGTATTAAGAAACCCGTTGAACACAATGACCATCTGGAAATCATAGCCTATCACATTTCAGACGATGTGATGCAACGTTCTATCACGCCAGTGAGCGTGACTAGTCAGAGCTGTGGCATGGCTCTTTCTCGCATGGTTCAAAATACCAAAACTGCTTTGGGAGATTTTTCTTTCAATAGCGATATCCAGGATCGTAGGACCTTCAACACGACTGAAACAGAAACTCTTTACTCTGTATTGCTGGATGGTAAGCACAGCATTGTTGGTACATGGGAAGGTGAGCTGGTTCGTGATAACTTTGCGATGACTGTCAAGAAAAGCCGTGGTGAGAATCGTGGTGTTGTTATCACGACACACAAGAATCTGAAGGACTACCAACGCACAAAAAACAGTCAGAATGTTGTCACAAGAATCCATGCCAAATCAACTTTCAAACCCGAAGGCGCCGACAAGGAAACTACTATCAGAGTGACTGTTGATAGTCCTCTTATCAACTCTTATCCTTATATCAATGAAAAAGAGTATGAGAACAACAACGCAAAGAGCGTTGAAGAGTTGCAGAAGTGGGCACAAGCTAAGTTCTCAAACGAGGGGATTGACAAGGTCTCTGACGCTATCAAGATTGAAGCTTATGAACTTGATGGTCAAGTGGTCCATATGGGTGATACGGTCAATCTCAAGAGCTGGAAACATAATGTTGATGTATTCAAGAAAGCTATTGCTTATGAGTTCGATGCCTTGAAAGAAGAGTACATCTCTCTAACTTTCGACAATAAGGCAGGAACTGGCGGTTTTAGAGCTTCTGGCGGTTTATCTAGCGCAGCTGATGCAATCATTGGTGTGACAGGAACCGCACAAGAAATCGCCCTTGAAAGGGCTCTTCAAAACGCTGACTTATATTTTGATCATAAGGCTGGATTGCTTAGACAGGAAATTTCTGACGGTATTGAACTGGCCAAAGTCAAAGCAGAAGAGGTCAAGCAAAGTCTGACAGAGACAATTGACCAGCGTTTCAGAGATTTTGACAGCACAGGTCTGCGTGAAGCTAAGCAAAAAGCGGACGAAGCCTTGACGAAAGCGGGTGCTAGCACCTCACTTGCTGAAGAAGCAAAACGCATCAGTGAACAAGCAAAAGACGGGATTGAGAAAGCAAAAGAGTCGTTTCTGGATGGATTTAAAGCAAATCTTGCTGAAATAGACGGTTTTAATGACAAACTCAAGAAGTTCAGGCTTGACCATGCTGAGTTTCGTAGGTCCACCAAAGAAGATATCAAAGGTCTGACTGAGTCATTCACTAAGTTAGGCTCTGATACGAAGAGCGATATTTTAGCGACCAGGACGGAGTTTCAAAAGACCGCAGAGGGCTTCACGCAGCGATTTGAGAGCATTACAACTCAACTGGACAACAAGGCTAACTTGCTCGATTTCCAACGTGTACAAGAGACTAG